TAGCGTTCCAGCGCCAGATCTTCGAACACCACATAGGCGGTGCCGCGATAGGCCGGGGTGACGGCGGCCCCCATCCGGGCCGCGATCAGCGGGTCGGCACCCTGGCTTTCGCTGCCGGGATACCAGCGCCAGACCACGCCGGACATATCCATCGGCGCGCCGTCGGCCCAGATGCGGCCGATCCCTGTAATTGGGCCCTCGCACAAGGCAACCGCGAAGGACGACGAATAGAGATACTCGGTCGTGGTGACCGTCGGCCCGCGCCGCCCGCCCTTGCCGCCCCCGGCCCGGGTGCTGGTCGTCACGATCTCCTCGCGGAAATCGGTGGCCCAGATGATGTTGCCGCCGAGCCGCATCCGCCCGAAGAGGCGCGGCAGGACCGTGCCCTCGGTCGCGGAGGTGATCCGCAGACCGTCCAGGCGCGCGCCCTCGATGCGCTGGCCGGGCGTGAGCGGGGCCAGCAGATAGCTGTCGACCACAGAGCCGATCGAGGAGCCGACCAGCCCGCCGATGGCGGAACCGGACAGCCCGAGGATCGTGCCGCCGAAGCCCGCGCCCAGCGCGGAGCCGACAGCACCGAGGACGAGGGTCGCCATGTCAGAGGGTCTCCGAATCTGCAGGAAAGAGGAAGGCCAAGGCGATGCGCCGGGCCCAGGCGGTCGTGAGCGGTTCCTCGATCACGCCCAGTCCTTCGTAGGAGTGCAGGAACGTGGCCGGTCCGCTGACTGGCCCCGTCAGAATGCCGATGTGCTTGGCGATGGCCCCGCGCCGCATCCGGAACAGCACCAGCGCGCCCGGCCCGGCCTCGGCGACCGGTACCATCAGCATCCAGCGGCCCGCGCCGTCGGCCAGCACCTCGACGGGTCCGGCCTCACCCCAGTCGCGGCTGTAGGCGGGCACCGGCAGTGGCTCGGGGCCGACCACCTCGCGCCAGACCCCGCGCGCCAGCCCGAGGCAGTCACAGCCCGCGCCCTTGACGCTCGCCTGATCGTGGTAAGGCGTGCCGAGCCAGCCGCGCGCGGCGGCGATGACGAGATCAGGATCGGCGGGCATCACAGCACCGCGCCTTGGTTGCTGCCGTCACGCACGGCATAGCGCAGGACCGCATCCTGCCCGGGGATCGTCGGAAAGCCCCGGAAGTTGACCGCGTTCGCGAACTTCGCCGCGCAGGTGTCGATCCGCTTGTCGCACCCGGCCCGGATCGTGAAAGCGTGTCCGACCGCGATGGCACGGACCGGCTCGCCCAGCAGGGTGATCCGCACGTCGCTGCCCGCCTTCTCGTGGATCATGACTTCCGTCCGCCGCCCGGCATTCGGCCCGCTGGTCCATTCGACGGTGCCGAAACTGAAGAGGGTGTCGGCGAAGCCGCCGAGGCCAGAGGCGAGGAAGGCCCGGTCGCGCAGCAGGGTGATCACCGCCCCGGTGCCCTTGTAACCCGCCGCCTCCAGGTTGACGCCGCAGCGCGCATCGCCAAGGGCAGCGTCGCAGGCCGTCTGAAACGTCCGGCCCACGGTCTGCCCGAGCGCGTGCGCCATGCTGCGCACTTCCGCCACGAAGGCCATCCGCCCGCGCCTGATCTGACCGACATTGCCCAGCCGCATCAGCACGCGCTGCGCCGTGTCCGCCCAGTTCACCCGCCAGGCCTCGACCAGGGCGTTGTCCCAGCGCCCGTCGATGATGTCGGTTTCGGTGATCCGCCCGGACATCAGCACGCCTTCGGCATCCTGCGCATCGACCGACAGATCGGAGCCCGAGCGGACTTCCGAGGCGATCAGCCCGCTGTCGGGCTCGAAGCTGGTGCCGAGGAAGGACAGCGTCCGGTCGTGATCGGTGAAGCCGAGGACGACACCGTCGGCGCGCGTGATCCGCCAGCACCAGGCAAGAGTGGTCGTGCCGTCGTCGAGATGGGCCTGGAGGGCGAGAGGGAGGGATTTCATGAGGGGCAATTTCCAGTGCGATTTGATGGAAGCATTGCGCAGTTGTCGTTCGGCCTCTATGGCGAAGCCACGGCGATGTGCGGGTGCTGCGATGTCGGAGAACCAGAAAGAATCCGAAGGAGAGGCCGCGACCGAAGCGCGGCTGGGCCAGGCCACGTTCCGGCTCGATCCGGCACGCTACAGTGCATTCGTCGCAGACCTTCGGAGGCCCGTCGTGCCGAACGACCGACTACGGCTGTTGATGGCGACGCCCGCACCCTGGCAAGAAACAGACGTTCGGCGCTGACCCGGATCGGCTTGCTCATCGCCTGATCTCCACCAGCGGAATGGACGTGATCGACCCGAGCCGTTCGACATCGAGCGTTACGTCCAGCGTGTCGCTGTCGAAGCGCACCGGGACGTCGAACTCGAAGCCCGCCGTCACCGCCACGCCAGAACCCGGCGCGCTCGTGAAGCTGACGATCCCGGTCGTCGTGTCGACCGTCCAGCCGGACAATTGCTCGACACCGCCCAACGCCACGCGAACGGTTCCGCCCACCGGCTTGACGATGGCCCGCGTCCAGGACTGCGCGCCCGAGGTGTAGGTCTTGGCAAGCTGGAAGAAGCGGTTCGATCCGGTGCCGGTGCCGATAGCCTGATCCGTGAAGCCCCGCGCCGCCGAGGGCACGCAGGATTTGAAGTCGGACCAGTCCTTGAAGCGGAAGCCATGGAGCCGCCCATTGCGGGCCTCGAAGAAGGCCACGACGGCGGCCAGATCGTCGGACCGCCGGACGCCATAGGAGACGTCGTAGCGCCGCCGGGAATTGGCCCAGCTGGCATTCCGCTCCTCGTCACCCGAGGACAGCGCCACGATCTGGGTCCGCCGTTCCGGGCCTCCCCGCGCCCCGCGGCTGATCGTGTCCGGAAACCGGACCTCGTGAAACGCCATCAGAGGTTCCTCCGCCCGGCCTGCACCGCGCGCGCGATATCCGCGTTCGGCCGGCGGAACGTCCCCCGGACGTTCCGCTCTTCGGCCTCACCCTGACTGCGCGATTGCCGGAAGCTTTGCGCGCCGCGGCGGCGGCCATTTGAAAGTACACGCCTATTCATGGTTATCGCTCACAGTCCTCTCCGCCCGGCCTGCACCGCACGCGCGATGTCGGCCGCGACTTGGCTGCGCGATTGCCGGAAGCTTTGCGCGTCGCGCGCTTGGATCGTGACGTTGACCGACGCCTGGCCGTAACCCCTGGCCTCGTCCCGCGACAGCACCCGCTCGCCGCGCTGCAGGATCGCGGGCACCTCATCGGCGGCAAGGCCTGCCCAGCCACCCGCATGCAGGCGGGGCGCACCGAGGAAGGCGGCAGCCGGGACGGCCCGGGTCACCCCGCCTGCGCCGACCATTCCGCCCTCGTGGAACACGCCCGCCAGCGCCTGGCCGACCGCGCCACTGCCCAGCGCGCCCGACAGGACATTGGCCAGCGGTCCGAGAATGAACCGTCGCGCGCCAAGTTTCGCCAGATCGGCGATCATGCTGGTGACAAGGCTGCTGAAGTCCAGCTTGCCGGTCTTCACGAAATTGCCGATCGCGTCCTCGGCGGAGCGGAAGGTGCCCACAAGGCTCGCGCCGATGTCCTTGCCGATGTCGCGCGCGCTGGCCGCATACTGATCAAGCGCCTCGACGGCCAGGGCCCAGCCCGCTGTGGCCGCTTCGCCGCCCTGGCCTGCGTCCTGCCCGGCTTGACGGACGGCCCTGCCGGCGCGCCCGGCGGCGGGCACGACGGCCTCTGCCCCGGCGGCGACCTGCTCGAACTTCGTGGTCATCAACCCATCGGCAGTCGTGATGGCGAGGTCGATCAAGGCGCTCTCGGCATTGAGCTTCTGCAGGGCCAGCCGATCCAGCTTGATCGCCTCGGAAAACTCGGCCGCCATGCCGACGTCGTTGCCGCGGGCGTAGCCGGGCACGTCCTGGATCGGGAATTCACGGCTGCGGTCGAACTTGTCGGCAATCTCGACGCGCCGAATCTGAAAGGTATCGAACTCGCGGTCGATCCCGGCCTGCAGATTGGCGGCATCGGACGCCTTCTCCTGCCGCCGGATGCGCAGGAGTTCCAACTCGACCGCGAGGATCTGCTTGCGCGCCTCGAATTCTGCCGCCGAGTTCGCGATCACCAGTGCTGCCGCCGAAGACGAGGCCCCGCCGGTCTGGGAAATGGCGGCGTTATAGGCGCGCTGCGTTGCCTCAAGGGCGGAGACGGCACTTTCGACAGCACCGATCGACCCGCCCGCGCCGAGCATTTCCTCCACCACCGCGGCGGTTGCGTCCGCCGTATCGAAGAGGGAGGCGGCGAAAGGAATGAAGATCGCCGCCGCCGCACCGGCCACGGCTCCCATGAGCCCGAGCCCACCCAGGAGTTGCGGCAATTGCTGCGCGAGCGCCCGGCTGGCGCTGGTCCCGCCTGCGATCTGCACGGC